CCCTGCATGCCGAGCGCGCCCTGAGGGTTCGCGTAGTTGTAATTGGTCGTCGCAACGCCAGGCCGCTTCACAACGTCGCTGATGACGACCTCTACACAGCAGCGGTCAATCCGTTCTCCGTGCCAGCTCCTGACTCTCTGTCTCCGCTGTATGCTGGGCTCGAGTTCTCCGCAGCGCGCGCTGGCTACGACCTTGGAAGCGCCATCGGCGGATCGGTAATGATCAAGTCCGCGAAAGAAGCGTGGGTAGTTACATGAGGATTCCTGCCGCGCCACTGCTCATTGCCCGGGCGTCCGATGTGACGGCAGATGCACGTGCGTTCAATGGAGTGATCGAGGCTGGCGACGTTGTGAAGCGGCCTGGCGTTGCGACGACCAATTACAACTACGCGAACCATCAGGGCGCGCTCGGCATGCAGGGATTTCTGATCACTGTTTATGACGATACGCTAGACGTGTTTGATTACGTCCCGATGCCGCCGCCTGTCTATATTGGCGATCTGGTTGGCGGGTACTACGCGATGGTTGATAATCCTTCGACTTCTCCAGGCCCGGGCGATCCATATTGGTCAGCGTCTCCTGCTGGAACCGATAGATGGAGAGGTTTCTGGTACGCTAGTGCTGGCGGTGGGGCTATGGCAACAAGTCCTGAGTCTCCTAACTACATGGTGGGAGATGAGGCTGCGTCTGCGGATGCTGCGGCTAAAGTGTGGGTAGAAAAGGTTGTCGGGGCAAACCTGGCTGGAGTCGCCGTTCTGGATGGCGACGACACATACAGCCCCGATGTCGTATCCTCAACGTTTACGTTCAACTCATTTCCAACCCATACGTACCCGGCCGGATTTGCTCCTGCTGGGAACATCGGAATGAGCGTCAACGGAAAGAATGCGTATCTTTCAACCCCATATCCTGGGGGGTGGCCGTCTGGAGTTGATTGGACTTCTCCTTTCACGTATGACGACTATGTTGGGCAGGTCAGGAAACGCCGCAGCACAACATCTTTCACCCTGACATCTACCGGAACGTCAGCCAAGATCGTTTCGGCGTCTTTGATCGGCTCATATAATCACATTGAGGTTACTGGGTGTGATCAGCCAGAGTACAACGGATCGTTCTATGCTAAAACAATGCTGGATCCGACTTACCCGTGGCTTACTGCTGCTGAGTGGTTTTTCACTCTTTCAGGAACCCCTGGGGCATCTCCTGCAACAGGAGCAAGCAAGCGCCTGTATTACTACGGGGCGCTGTAGAAAATGCCGACATACGCGCTTTCAGTCACGGTAGCAGGACAGCCGTTCGACATGATGCAGTTTGTCGCCGAGCAATCCCTGTATGGGGTATTCTTCAAATCGGCCTATGACGCTTTCTCATTGGAGGGTAATGTGCTAACCAAGGTATCGGACGCTGATTATCCTGGGTGGAGTCAGCACACGCCGACAAGCATTACCAGAACCGGATCAACGGCAACCGTTACGATGCCGTCAGCGACGAACTGGCAGACTGGAAACAGCGTTACGGTGGCTGGGGCAGCGCAAACTGAGTACAACGGCACGGTTGCCATAACCGTCACCGACTCTACGCATTTCACCTATCAAGTTACCGGAACTCCGGCGACTCCAGCGACCGGGACGATTACGATAACTGGCGGTCGGACGACGGTACCGGGAATCGTCTATCTCGACGGGTACTTCTTCGTGATGGACGAGAACGCTGTCGTCTACAACAGCGGACTGAACGACCCGCTGACGTGGGGTGCATTGGACTTCATCACGGCGGCAATCGAGCCAGGGCAGGGCGTCGCGCTTGCGAAGTCTCAGAACTACGTTGTTGCGTTCAAGGAATGGAGCACCGAGTTTTTCTACAACGTCGGCAATGCAACCGGTTCGCCACTGTCGCCGGTCCTGAGCGCTTTCACGCTGACCGGATGCGCCAACGGGGATTCTGTCGCGTATCTGGACGAGACCGTATTGTGGGTGTCGAAGGCTCGCCAGCAAGGCCCGGGAGTCTATCGCATGCGCGAACTGCAGCAGGAGAAGGTCAGCTCTCCGGATGTTGATCGAATCCTGGCTGCAGATGGCGTATCGGATGTCTATGCCTACGGTGTCCGGATCGCTGGCCATTCGTTCTATGTGCTCGGCCTGCGAACACTCGGGATCACGATCGTCTATGACGCCACAAACGGCACATGGGCAGAATGGACAAGCCTGACGCTGCAGACTCCGGCATTCTGCACGATCACGCAATCGGCAGGCGTCGCGACCGTCACGCAAACGGCGCACGGGTATTCAGACTGCGATCCGGTATTGATTGCTGGAGCGGCTCAGTCGGCATACAACGGAATCCAGCAGATCACGTGGATCAACGCGAACAGCTATTCTTTTCCTGTCCCTTCTTCAACGGTGTCGCCGGCAACAGGCACAATCACGGCCGCAGGGTATGACGAGACGTACTTTAAGTATTCGCGCTACGTCAATGCCGCTGGCCGCGATCTTGTTCTTCACGAGGACACCGGAGAACTTTGCGAGATCAGCGATACGTCGTCTGATGACGATGGCGCACCGATCAAGCTGAAGATCAGGACGCCGAAGTTCGACGACGGTAACGAGGACTGGAAAACGATTGGACAACTGCGGGTTGTCGGCATGAAACAAGGAAGCTCTGCCATGATTCGCTGGTCTGACGATGATTATCAGACCTACAGCAAAGGGCGCCCGGTTGATTTGTCGGCGGCACAGGCAAGGCTGCGCAGATGTGGTAAATTCAGAAGGCGGGCATTCGAGTTGATTCACGTCGGATCGCTTCCCGTGCAGGTGTCAGCGTTCGAGATCGAATGAGGTTTGCAAATGGCAACGATGGAACAGGAAATTGCAGCATACAGGGCCAGGCAGGCATTCCCGCAGTTCGAGCAACTGGCACAAGCGCAAGGGTGGCGAGACAACGGGAACGGCAACTGGTCGCGGTTCTATAACGGCGTCTCGCAGACTCTGCCTGCTGGAATGCTGGCTGCGAACCTGAGCGAGCAGCAGCAAGCCAGCGAACTTAGCCGGGAGGTTATTCCAAGCGGCGGGCAAAACTACCTGCAGCAGATTCAGGCCATGCTGCAGCCTGCCGGGCAACAGCAAGGCGGCGCCAGTTCCGTGCAATACTCGAACCCGTATGAGCAACGCCTTGCGGCGCTGATCAATAATCCGGATTCCATCGAGAACACCAACGCCTACAAGTTCCGCTTCAACCAGGGTCAGCAGGCCGTCGAGCGATCGGCGGCGGCTCGTGGAATGCTGAATTCCGGCAATACTCTGGCAGAACTTGCGCGCTACGGGCAGGGCATGGCGTCGGATGAATACGGGCGAGAGTTCGAGCGACTGAACTCGGCTACCGGGCAGCGCAACCAATACAACCTCGGGCTGATGGGGTCTGCGAATCAGGAACTCGGGCTGCAGCAGCAAGGGCGGTCGGACACGGCAAATACTGCGCTGAGGGCTTTGGTTGGCTACGATGAGGCGGCTTTGGCCTCGCGGCGCCTGGCCGCGCAGAACGCTACCGCAACCGGACGGATCAACCCGGGCGAGAGGTCGCGTACTTCGACATGGTAAGGACGATTTGACATGGCAACGATTGCCGAATTGCTGCAGATGGGTTACGACCCGCGTCGGATGGCGCAGGGACAGATCGGCGGGCTGCCTGCGCAGGATAAGCCGGGATCTGGTTTGTCCGATGTGGAGCTGCTGCAGATGGGCTACGATCCTGCGCGCGTGTCGCAGGGTGCAATTCGTGGATTGGCGCCTGAGATGTCGCCGCAAATGTCCGGAGAAATGTCTCCGCAACCGCAAGCGCAACCACAGCCACAGCCGAAACTTCGAGACCTGAACCAGATCCGCAACCTTCCACCGGAGCGCACGGCACCGCAGCCGATGGCGAACCCGATAGACGACCCGCGCGTTCCTGTCGCTTCCGGCAGCGGCATGCTGCGCAACAACCGCACCGGTGCAACCTACAACTTCGCCGGCCAACCCGGGCAGCAGGCAGAAGCGCAACTGGACTACAGCCGGCCGATCGAAATCTTCGGCCAGGGCAAAGGGTATGCGATCAAGGGGCAGCCACTGGCGGCGATGATTGATGGCCGGCGTGTCGATTACGGCGTCGATGGAGCGGCTTCCAAAGCGGCAACGAATGCGGCGCAGGATCGGCAACTGGCTATTTCCGACAAGCAAGCGACCATCGATCAGAAGCGAGCAGCGACGGAGAAGACGGTCCGCGAAATGCAGCAGGCGCCGAAGGAAAGCCAGCGAGAAATTGCCGCATACAAATTCGGACTGACTCAGCTCGCGCGAGATGAGAAGGAAATCGAGCAGGCATCGGCAATCGAACAGGCTGCGAAGCGCTGGCGTGAGTTGAACCAGAACGTCGAGACGGGCCGGATCATGGGCATGTTGCCAGCAATCGGAAGTCCTGAGCGGCAGGAGTTGACGCAGATTCAGAACTTCCTGACGCTGAACAACTTCAAGCCTGGACAGGGCGCTATCTCGAACACCGAACGCGAGTACATGAAGGGCGCAGGGCCGTCGCTGATGAACGATCGCCAGACGAACGACAACATCACGCAGATCATGATCGGGGCGGCGCAGAACGCGCGCGAGCGCGCCATCTTCCGGCAAACGTGGCTGGAACAGAACCGCAACCTGTCTGGCGCCGATGCGGCCTGGCAGAGGTACCTCGACGCCAATCCGCGCTTCGTGCCACAGAAGAACGGCGCCTTGGTGGAAAATTCCAGACGGGCGTCACCGGATGAGTTCTTCGGCCTGTCGTCACCGCAGCAACCTGCAGCTGCACCGTCGCAGCCAGCAGGCGCGCATCCTCTCGACGCATTCCGCACGAGGTAGAACATGCCGTTCGACGTTGAAAAGGCTATGGCAGCCGGGCACTCGAAGCAGGAGATTGCCGATTACCTTTCGAGGTCGGAAGGCTTCGACTCTGCCAAGGCCCGGGCAGCAGGGCACACTGACGACGAAATCGTCTCGTATCTCGCAGGATCAACGTCGGCGCCTGTTGCGATGCAGGATGTTCAACCTCGCCCACCGCCGATCACTGAGCCGGTCAAGATTGGCGCGGAAGCGTACCCTGATACCTTGCGCACGGAACTGCGTGATGCTGGATGGGCGAAGCGCAACATAGCCGGCGCCGGTACCGCGCTATCGAACGCATGGGAAGGTGCGAAGCAGTTTGTCGGTCAAGGAAACCAGCGGCGAATTGACGAAAACCGCATCATCGAGCAAGAGGCTCCGGTCGGGGCGATCGCCGGCAACGTAGCGCTGACCGCGGTCCCGTTGGCCAGGGCAGGAACAGCATATAAGACCGCCGCCGCAGTTGGCGCAGGGCTTGGTGCGCTTGCACCTGTAGCGGGCGAACAGACGGCCGGCAACATCATCACTGGCAAACTTGGAAACGCCGCTCTTGGGGCTGGCGCAGGCGTCGTAGGGCAGGCTTTGGCGAACAAGGCGAGCCAGTATGTCGCTCGGCGCACCGCTGAACAGGCGGCGCTGCAGTCGAAGAACAAACCGATCGACGACACCCTGCGAGCGGCAATGGCGGAAGGTCTCGGCGTCACTCCGTCGTCGGTCAATCCGACCATTGCCAATACGGCATTGGAGTCTGTCGCAGGGAAGATTGCATCGGCGCAGGAACAGGCAAACCGGAACGCGCCGATCTTCGATGCAATGGCACGCCGGTCAATCGGGCTTGCGGACGATGCGCCGTTGACGAAAGAAGCAGCGCAGGACGTGCGCAAAGCGGCCTACCAGGCCGGATATGAGCCAGTGGCTACCGTTGGCACGGTGCCGACTGATCGGGCGTTCCAGGCGCGCATTTCGTCGATTGCGAACCGCTATCAGGGTGCAGCACGGTCGTTTCCTGGCGCCATCTCCGACGAAGTGTCACAGATTGCGCAACTGTTTGCCGTGCCGAAGTTTGACGCCGGAGACGCTCTGCAGGCTACGCAATACCTGCGCGATAAGGCGACAGACGCATTTCGCAAAGGTGAAACGGGGCTTGGCAAGGCGAGCCGCGAGATTGCGAAGGCAATCGAGGATCAGATCGAGCGGCACCTTTCTTCCAGTGTCGGCGGCGCGCAACCGTTGCACGCAGTCACGCGGCCGAATGGCCAGGTCGTCTATCTGTCCGGGCAGGAGATGCTGAAAGGATTTCGCGACGCTCGGACATTGATGGCGAAGGCGCATACGGTCGAGGATGCGATTGTCGAGGGCGGAGGTTCGATCAACGCGAAGAAGCTTGCAGCCCGGGCGCAGGCAGGGAAGCCGCTGTCTGGCGAACTCAAAGTAATCGGAGATTTCGCCAACAACTTCCCGCGAGCTGCGCAGCCTGCCGCGCAAATTGCCGGGCCTGGCGTATCGAAGCTCGGCTATTACGGCGGCGCCGGGATCGCAACGATGGCCGGAGCTGCGCTTGGACCGCTTGGCGCTGCAGCGGCCGGCGGCGCATCGCTTGCAGTGCCTTACATCATGCGCGAAGCATTGCTATCCAAACCGATGCAGCGATCGCTGTTGCGCGATTACGGGCCGACGCTCGGCATGCGTGCTGCCAGTGCTTTCCGCGACAAAGCGGCAACCGCTGCGCCGCTGACTATTGCAGAGCTTGCGCGACTCAACGAGGACAAGGAAACAACCGGGCGCCGCCTGTCTGATCTGATTGCGGCGCCCCGCTGATGGGCGTCGTAGTTTCCCCGCCACCGCCAAAAACAGACGCCAAGTTCGACGATTGGATGTACCTGTTCTGGAAGATGGTAAGGGCCATGATCGTCAGCGTGTTGCCGGCTGGAGGCGCGCAAAACTATGTCCTGACGAAGCTCAGCGCGACGGATTATGACTTCGACTGGGCGCCTGTCCCGACGACCGATCTGGTTTCGCCCGGCAACAACATTGTCCACAACAGCTACTTTCAAGAGCGAGAGTACGCTGTGCAGGATGATCTAGTGTTTGCCACTGGGGCGCCGTACAGCCAACACGCTAGAAGGTGGTACGGCGTGGCGCCAACATCAGACTTCAAGACGCTTATTGACATTGACCACGATAGCGACAAGATCATTATCAAACGTACCGCTGGCAGCAATACCGGCGCTGTTCGTCTGATTCAGATTCTTGACACAGAAGACAGCAAGAAATTCACAAACAAAGACAAAACACTGTGGGTGAATTTCGGCCTGCAGACCTTGGCGAACGTGACGTCGGTTACGTTCTATGTGTACATGAACACCGGGATCGATGAAAGTCTGGACAGTTATATTGCAGACACTTGGAGCAACAAAATCCTACTTACATCTGGGACAGTTAATGGAGGCTACAATTTTACATTTGACGAGCCGACCAATCAGATTGCATTTGAAATCGAAGTGATATTTGACAGTACGGCCTCAGCAACGGACGACGAGGTTTTTGTCTACAGCTTCATCGTGACTGACAGAGGGAATCCTTCAAGCGGCGACGGGGTGATGGTCTGCTCGAAGTCGCGGGCGATCACACGGCAAGAGTGCAACAGGTACTATCAGCAGATGGACCTGTACCTGACGACGGCGGAAATCAGCGTTCCCATCCACATGCGCGACGTCCCGACTGTGACACTTGGCGACGCTGCTGCTTTCACGACGACCGGAACGACGGCGGACGCGCTGGTGATCAAGGTCAATGGTGCTGGCGACAACGGAATACATACGGTTTATCTGGACTGTGAGCTATAAATGGACTTGATGCATGATACCTGGCTGCAGGTTCTCCAGAAAGCAAGGGCGCTGGCGGAATCACCGACTGTCTTATGCGTCGCCGCAATGTCCATCATCAAGGACGAAGAAGGGCAAATCAAGTGGTCGTCCATCCTGACCGGCGGCCTGACTGCCGGGCTGATCGCCGCAGCAACGTCGCTTTTTTCGATGCAACAGACTTTGACCGAGCTTCGCGCAAAGTACGAGACCAGGGCGGCGCAGGTTGAACTCAAGGTGATGGCAGAGCGTCAGCAGTTCCTTCTTGAGGAACTTGCAGCAATCAAGACAGAGAAGGCCAACGCAACGAGCGACCGTTTCCGTGGAGTCGATGCGCAGCGACTGGAAGAACGCCTGCAGCGTCACATCGACGCTCTGGACAGAAGGCTGGACGATCTTGAGAGGGGGAAGAAGCGATGATAATCGAGGTATCGTTCGGCACGTTCGCCGTGCTTGGTATCCTGTGGGCCATCCAGATCATGATCCAGATCGAAACGATTTCCAGATTACGAGAGGTCCAGAAGCAGCTCTACACGGCAGTCAAGAAGCTCGCTGTCGAACTCGAAACGATCCGTGATGCCCATGAATCGCACGTCGCCGGAAAGCCGGAGCCGCCGAAGGTCACACGGAGACGCAGCACGGATGTTGCAGATTGGGTGGTGGACTCGAGTATTGGCAACGCCGGCACGCAGGCGGCGCGATGATCACGATGACTCGCCAGCGCTCCCGGCTGGCAGATGAACCGCAAGCGCGGATCAACGCCGAGGCGACCGCCATTGCTGCTCAGGCTGAAATCGCGCTGCTGCGCAAGCTGCTTGAACGCTGTGACAACTACCTGGAAGCCGTCATTCAGGAGGCCAGGACCGATGGCGAGCCTGACGCCTACGCCGAGTATCTGCAACGAGACATCCGGCTGTTGATCTGCGGCTAGACAAGGTGGACGAAGACACCGCCCGGCGCATAGGCGCTGTCGAAACCAAGCAGCAGGCCAGGGACGCTCGCTGCGCCGCTTGTCTCGACCGGCTAAGGCGTGATGTCGCCCTGGCCCGGTTTGTGCGCCTGTGGGCTGCTGTGGCTACGCTGCTGGCGGTTGCTGCGTGCGTCGTGTTGGCGCTTATCGCCTGACTCATAGCGTCGCGTCAAGCAGGACGTCTACAACTGGTTGGGCCTCTTAGTCGCGCACATGTCCGCCGCCAATCACAAATACCTTGCGCGTTTTCTCGCTGCCGTCTTTATTGGTGGCCGTCCAGCCGTCGTCATCGGCCATCGTGATCGTATCGACCTTGGCTTCGGTCACGTCCAAGATCGCCACGCCGTCACTTTCGAGCGGGTGGTAAAAGCTATCCTTGTTCACGCACACCGGGCGTCGGCCTTGGCCTTCCTCAACCAGCGTGCCAAGCAGTTTGTGCAGCTTTGCTACCGTCATCGTTGACATTGTTCTCGTCCTTTCCGGGCGTCGAGGCCCAACCCATCAATCAACACCGCTCCGTTTCACTCCGCTGGACGTGCCGATAAAGCCGGCACGCCTGTTATTTCAAGCGTTGGGGATCACGAGGGCGGCAACCAACTCCGGCACATTCAACAGCAGCGGTTCATCCATCACCGTGCCATCGTCGGCGGTGTATGCAGCTTCGCCCAAGTGCTTCGCGCATTCGTCCAACAGCCCACGGTAAAAGTCAGCGTTTCGCGCCATCTGCGCCGCCGTTTCCATCCATACCGCGATCCTCCGCGCTACTGCCTCCGCAAGCGTGGCGTCCATCTCTTTGCCGCTCGTTTCTTCGTCGCGCCAGCATTGCGCCGCGAGCATCCTTGCTTGTTCCATGTGCTGTTCCATGCCTGTCCTTTCGTAAAGTTATCCCCAACCCATCCATCAACCCGGACGCAAGCGATGAGGCCGCTTGCGCCGGTTATGTCAGACGTTGGGCACCAGAAGCGGATCGCGTCCGATCAGGCTTGCCAGTGAGAGTAGTGCTTTGGCTACTTGGTCTGCCAGCCCAGGGAACTGGATAGCCACTCTGTAGTGCCTGTCGTTACTGAAGTCAGCGCGTAACGCTTGTTCTCCTTCAAATTCTTCCAGCCAAATCTTTGTCATTTCAATTTTCATGGTTCTATCCTGTAGTTACACCGTCGCCCAACAGCTCATTCAACCGGACGCCTGCCGGCGCCGCTGATTTCTGCATTGCGCTCCTTTGATTCCGAGCGAAAGCAACGCCAACACATGATGCCGACCCCGCGGACAACCCACCAAACGTAGACATGCGGGCTCTCGTCGCGGCGCATCTTGCCGCAATGCGGGCAAAGGTGAATGCGAAGTTTCATGGGTGGTCGTGTTCATCGTTCCTCATGTGGCGCCCGCGTGGCGGGCAAGTTAGCTCGAACGTTAGGCTTAAACACGTCGCGCCCGCATCATGGCATCGGCCAACTTGTACGCCTCGACAGCACATCCGTCTGCGCTGCTGGCTTCGCTATGCGCGCCATGGGCGACCATGGAAAGCACGCCGATCAGAGCTTGTGCCGCGAAGTAGTCGCGCAACCCCATGCCAGTGTATCGCAGAGTAAGACCACTGCCTGGATCATCCAAACATGGGAATGCGGGTTGATCTTCAATGTCGTTGCCCATCACCAGTCCTTTCGTTTATCCACCAGCCTAACCCAGCGGTTCGAGCGGACACCCTTCGGGTGCGCGCTCAACGCTGACAGGTGCTGGCAGTTTTCGCGGCACGTAACTACGTCGTTGCCGTCACCGTCTTTCGCTGTAGCCGGCGCAGGCCACCTAACCAGGCGCCTCAAACCCCAACACACGCCAGAGCGCGATCCACGAGATTTCAGCGAACAATGCTTATTGGAAGCCAATATTTGCAGTCATCGCGCTTTTTTCCCTCTGAGACAAGTTTCATCGCGTGAATGCAGTTTTGATGGCGACCTTCGTCAAGTACGCACGTGTCTGGTTCGTATCCGTACTCTAAGTCGCAATGGCATGCGTACTGAATCAAGTCCACCATCGTTCCGATTCCTGCACGTGTCTGCTCATAAGCCGCGTTCACCCTTCCAAGCAGATCAGCAATCAGATCGCCATGGTGGCGCGCATGGATCACTGCCCATACTTCCGCGCTTGTCGGAATCTTCTTGTAGTCGCTCATTCTTTGCTCTCCGTCAGTTGTGCAAGACGCCTAACACCAGGTCAACCGGACTTCCTGCGGCAGCCGGTTACCTCAGCCGTTAGCCGCCCTCGGAAGGTTGTTCCACACCATCGCCAGGGTCTCAAAATTAAGCCTGTTGTCCTCAACTCCCAGCGGGCAATTCGTGCAGTAAATTGCGTTGGCCTGCCCATCGTTTTGTGGGTAGTACACGGCAGAACTGCCACAATACGGGCAGGCGGCTAACCCGGCATTCGAGGAGGACGCTCCGCCAGCACCTTCGCTCTTTGCATCAGTCATCAGTCGCGCGCCTCAATTCAGTGTTAGGCACCGCACTTGCGTGCGGCTGTGCTTCCGAAGTGCCTGTAACGATCATCCGCTTCTATCAGTCCCTTCACGATTCCGGCGACGAAACAGGTGCTCATTTATCAGCCACAGGCCGCACGCCAACAAGCTCAGTGACAAAGACCGCCTCGCAAATCGCTTCCGGCGTCACGGCGATTTCGGGAACAGCTTCCATCGTGCATGGGTACCCGCACGTCGGGCATTCCAGGTGCCTTGATGGAGTCTCATCAAACAACCCCCACCATTCCGGGCCATCGCAGCATTCGTTAAGGCACTGCCTTCCAAAAATCGCGTTGTTCCATTCATCCATGTTCAATCTCCATATCCATCACAGCTGCAAACGGGGCAATCCTCTGACTCCCCTTCCTTCGGAGTGTATTGATGACGGCAACGAATGCAGTCGTGTGTATGCTGAGACCTAAAGTGCTCCAGTTCTTGTTCAAGTCGCTTGACTTGCTCTCGAAGTTCCTCCAGTTCAGTCATTCCCCGCCTTTCATCGCCTCGTCAATCGCCAACAGACGCCAGAGCGCGATCCACGAGCGCAGTGATGGTCTGGTCATCGCTGTCGAACACCGGAAGCCGAATGACCGCTTTCCATGATGGCGCCCCGTCAAAACCAAGGCTGGCATGTCGCACTAACCAGCGCCAACGTTCTGCGTCCGCTCGAAGCTCCTCCAATTCCGCCTTCGCTTTCTGGCTGGTGGCGGCTACGTCGTCGAGGTCTAGGTCGGTGTCAGGCTTGAACGACACCGCTGCTCGCACCCCGTCGCACTCCATGTGCACGGAGTCCTGCATGGCGTCTGCGAGCGACTCGACCGGCAGCGGCTGGTTGTCTGGCTTGGCGGCGGCCAGTGTCTCGGACGGAATGTGCCGCAGGCTATGCGCCTGGCACTTGTCCTTTCGGTACTGAAACGTGATCTCGCGCCACATATCATTCTCGCGGTCGAAGAGTTCCTCAACCAGAAGGACCGTTTCTCTCCACCACGGCATTCCAGCGTCAAGAAACCTCACGACATCTTTCTGGCCTCTACCGACAACAGATGTCGACCCCTCTAGTTTGGCCACCTCTTTTGCAATTGGTGGAGCCAGCACTACACGAAAGTCTCCGGTGTTGATCACAAAGCTCATTCTTCGCCAATAATAGTGTTGCGTGCGTAGCGCAGGCGGCGCGTACCGCAGTTGTTCGCGCTCAATCGGCATTGCTGTGTACTTCAGCGAACAATGTTTATCGGAAGCCAATATTTGCAGTCATCGCGCTTTTTTCCCTCTGAGACAAGTTTCATCGCATGAATGCAGTTTTGATGGCGACCTTCGTCAAGTACGCACGTGTCTGGTTCGTATCCGTACTCTGAGTCGCAATGGCATGCGTACTGAATCAAGTCCGCCATCGTTCCGATTCCTGCACGTGTCTGCTCATAAGCAGCGTTCACCCTTCCAAGCAGATCAGCAATCAAATCGCACTCGTCACTGTTGTCGACTTCTATCGTGCTGATGACGGATGCGCATTCAGCCAGCAGGCCACGCAGGACGGTGCGCTCGCCGTCTAGTTCTGCCAGCCTTTCCGCAGCTTCAGCAATTGCCGCGTTCGCCACTCCGTCGTCACATTGCACCGTGCGAGCAAGCTCGCGCATTGCAGACACGAGCGTTGATGTTTTCGTCCTTGGTGTCATTTCATGACCCTTGTTTCGTTGTCCAGCTTTCTGCCCACCGAATCACATCCGCCGCCTTGTACCGCGGATGCCCGCGCCTCAAGCTCTCTCGCCGCTCCACTAGTTCGCGGAGTCGTTGTAAATCTTCCTCAACTCCTCAACCTTGTCCAGTGCTTCGTCTTGTGTCGCATAAATGAGCGGGCCGTTTGAATCCGTGCAGGCCATCCACTGCCCCGGCCAACCAACGAGCATAGGAACGCCATCAGTAGTGTTGTAGTACAGAGGCCCTGTACCGTCGTGGTCCCTTATCAGACCCGTCTCCCATCGGCGAATCTGAACTTGATAGAAGACACGAAGGTTCTGTGACCCCAAAGATTCTGGGCTTGTGTCGAGCATCTCGACCATCTTGTACTGTGGATACTTTGTGGTCATCACTTTACTCCCACAGCGCCCTCACACCTTCTCCTCCCGGCATTCCTTGATCATCCTGTCGATCGCATCACGCAGCGACGGCCACTCTTCCGGGTTGATCATGATCTTCCCGATGTCCGCTCGTCCGCGCTGCCCGACCTCGACGAACTCCCCGGCAGCTTCGTCGACTATCTCGACAGTCGTCGCCATTTCGGAAAACTGTGGCTGCCCGACTGGCCCAACGAGAAGCGCCATAACTCTGGTCTCGTATTCTGCGATCACTTCTGATCTTCGTTGGCCAAAGCACCAGCAAGCGCCTGCTGATCGACAGCAGTCTGCTGCGGGATGGTGACGGGTTGCTTGTGGTCAAGCTGCGGATTTGTGATTTCGCCAGTTTGCTTGTCGACCACTTCAGGTGCTTCTTCCTCGACAACAAATCCGCCCTCAATCACCGCGCCTCGCCCACGGTCAGCGGCTTCCGACAGGGCTACAGCATTGGCGACCTCAATGCTGCACGGCATGTACTTGATGACTTGCAGAAGCGGAATCTTGCGGCAGTACATCTCCCAATCGCGGAAACTGTAGTGTTTCACGCCTTGCTTGTTGTACTTGTCCCGGTGCTTCTTGATCTTGCTGACGCGCCACAGTTCGATGATGGGCATAGTTGCGTCTTTCACCCATCCGATTGCGTATGCATGAGTGATGTCTTCCGGGTCGTCCAAGTCCGTCTCGTTGTGGATAACGAGGTCGCGCTTCGCTCCGTCGGTGAACGTGTACGCTTGATCCTTGAAGATCACGCCGGTGAACACCGTTCCGCGACCACTGCGGGACACCAAGTCGACAAGCCCCTTCCACCCGGGGACGAATGTGCAGGTCGTACCGTAGGGGACGAGAAAGCCGGCGCCGTTGACGCCAGGCTCCAGGCCAAGCTGGCCGGCGGTCATGATGCTGGCGGCAATGCTCTTGGTCGTGCAGCGTTGCAGAGCCTCACTGGTACTGAAAGCGGTCAGAGCGAGGCGCGCCATGCGGTCGGCGGTCAGGTGCTTCGGGAGAGCAAGCGTCATCTGCGGCTTTAGCTTGTCCATGAAGCTGGAAAACGCAACGACGGGAGACGGCTTCTTTTCCACTGTGGCGATTGACTTGAGTTCTTGTGCTGACATGATTCCTCCTTGTTACAGCTTGAGAAGCAGCGGGCGGTTGCCCGCTACGGTTTTCGTGTGGCGCTCGATCACTTCGACCGGAGCGCAAAGCTCGCTGGCAACTCCCATCCAGTCGGTTTTCCTACTTGATTTGTTGCTCTTCCACGTTGCGATTGGCCTGCCGTCGTACAGCAGCAGCGCGGCGTTGCCCATCGCGAGTTTGATCTGCGTCGAGACGCGCTCGATCGCTTTTTCTGCGTGTTTCGCCGTCTGCTTCTGGTAGTGCAACTCGCCAACCAGCCGCAGCAGTTCGTCGTCGGCCTCGGCAACCTCGCCGGCGTCCTTCGCATACAGCCACCGCACGTCTTCAGCCGTCTGCGGGTCTGGAGGGTTGCGATCCTGTACGCGCTGCCAGAATGCAAGCTCCTTCGCGCGGATTCCGGCGATGGTTTCGTCGTCGCGAACAATCTCATGGATGCGCAGGTCGTCGGCGCCGATCAGCGCAGCAACGATGCACCGCCGACGCTTTATGACCATCAGTCCATGCATGGCCTGTGCAGCGTAGTAGATCGGGATTTCGTCGCTTCCAGGTTCGCCCCATGCCTTCGCGGCGAACGGGTGCACGGTCTTTATTTCGACGTTGCACTGTTCGCCGTCGACCCCCAACTCAAGGTCAATTTCGGCGGCAAGGAACGGGAATTCTTTGTCCTGATACCGCCTGTTTCGTCTAATAACCTCAACGTCGTGATCTTGGTGACGCAGTTCGTCGACAATCATCTCGACAACGACAGGCTCCCACCGCTTGCCGCGTGCGAAGATGCGCTGCTTCTGCGGCGTCACATCCTCGACGTATGCGCCGATCTTCTCCTGATACAGTTGGTAGGCGCTTTTCCACGGAGACACACCAAGAATCGCCGCCGTGTCGCTTCCGCCAATGAACTGCGTGCGGTCGATGTCGTCGCTCATTCCCACATTCCTCCGGCCAGTTCGTACAGGTTGGTCCTCGCCAGGTCGTAAGCAGGCCAGTCGCGACGGCACACGGCAGCCTCGGCCTTATCGACGTAGAGCTTTGCTTGGTCGATGAACTCAATGGCCTCTTCGACTTCGCTTTTCGGCTCGTTGTCGTTGCGCGGATCGCCGTGGTTGCCGATCGGTGGCCACGTCGCAGGGTCGCCGAAGCCCGGCATGTGGCCACTCATTTCAGAATCTCCACGATGTCCTCGTCTTCTGGAAGGCGACCATGCACGAACACCTGTCCGTTGTCAGTTCTTGTTTCAAACGCACCGTTTGGGTACTTGATTAGGTGCGGACACTCTGTCGGCCCGACATACGTCAAGATCGTGCCGTGCTTTGTGATAAGCCTGTCTCCAGGCTTGCAAGTTCTCAAATCGACGCTCATATCGCAGGTCTCATGTGACCGACAACAAAATACGGATACCCGTTGGCAGAATTTACCCCGGAGACAACATGCAAAACGATCCTTGACTCACCGTAGAGATACGACACTACTGACGTTAGCCAGTCTGCAGAGTGTCGAACCATGCCGAGCCTGTTCGCGTTATCGCGAGCCTCCCGCATCTTGTCGCGACCCCACCATTGCTCCAGCCTGTCGCTGTAGTCGTATGACAGTCCAGATGACGCAAACCCGAAGACTGTCTGCTGATGCTGGAACGCAGGGTCAGAGTAATGAGGGAACAACTGCAGAGGCTCGTCTCTCTCTGTAACGACGACAGGTTTGACACCTTTCTTCATGCCACCATACCTGCCATATGGATCAATAAGCTCGTGTCTGATCATATCTTGCTCCCGATGCTGATCATCCCGGCCTGCCGGACAGCCTCCCTAGCATCCTCCATCTGCCCGCTGCGCAGGATCGCCAGCAGCTCGGAGTCGTCGCGGTACGAGCGCAGGCCGTCGAGGATTATCCACGCCTTCTGCAGTGCGTCGCGCATCTGGCGCATGGTCGCTTCGTCGGCGTGCTTCGCAGCCGGCGGGTACGGGATGTCGAAGCGCGCTCCGCTCAGGAACTCGGCGCAGTCCTCGTCGCATATCGGCCGCGTGCCTTCGTACTCGCGGTTGAACTTGGTGGCTGTGAATGGCTGCGCGCTCACAGGAACACCCCGATCACCGTGTCGATGAGCGCGTACACCAGAACGGTGACGCTCAGGACAAACGCCACGACATCGCCAAGCCGTGGGTTTCCTTCAAGATGCGGCAGCCGGCGCGCCTCGATTGCACGCTGTTGCGCGATCAGCTCGCGCACGCGGTCAGGACTCATCACTTCCTCCGTATGAGATGCAGCGCGCGACAAGCATCGGGACGCCGATGCAGAGCGCGATGATAAGCAGGGCTTCGAGCAACATGGCTTCCTCCGTTTTCAATTCCCGGCTGTCGCCGGTCTTGTGGTGCCAGTGGTATCGCTGTCGGCTCATGCCGCCTCTGGCGGCCGTCTTGCCTCGGCTGATTGCGCCACTCGGGCGTTTTTCTGGCCTTGGTGCCCGTGCTCTCCGGGCCGTCACTGTTCTTTCGTCTGTGTCAGTTACGCCAGCCGTTGCGGCGCTGGTCCCTCACATTAGTTCCCGACTACGGGTTCGGTCTATAGTTGTCCGCATTTCAGCGGGTCCGCGCCCAGGCCCGCGGAAAGCCTCAATTGCCCATGACGTCCACCCCCTTTCGTTCCCTTATTGGCGTTGTTCCGCCAGGGGAAGCGGCCTGGCTCCGCAACTGTTGCAGCAAGCGCCGGCCCCTTTTCTTTCCCGTCGCGTGCGTTTTTCCTTTCATCGATGCAGGTTCGTCCGGGCCTGCGTCCGGTGATGCTTGATGCTGTGCCAGGGCGTCACCCTGACACGGCGCTTGCTGCTGGTGAGCGTCCTGCGGGGTGTCGCTGGGGGTCGGTGCCTTCGGTCCGAACTCGCTACCGATCGGCGCCGACCGGTGCGGCAGGCTTTGCACATCCAGCGAGTGCCACAAGACGCTCAACAGCAACGGCTCTAACGGGAGGGTGGCTCATTAGTACCGCCGCCATTGATGACCAGGCGGAGTGTCCTCACCTGGCTGCCCTTGTCCTTTGGGATGCTGCCCCGCTGAACCGTTGCAGCAATTGTCAGTCAGCTAACTCTGATTGTCAACAACAATCTTTGCAAACTGGGCTTGACTTTGCAGGTGAGACATCTGACAATTGCCGAATGAAGACACAAGACGCGATCAACTTTTTTGGCGGACGCAAGCAGCTTGCTGTCGCGCTCGGCATCACTCGCACGGCCAGTTATGAATGGGGAGAAGAAGTACCTGAGCTGCGCCAGTTCCAGATCGAAGTGCATACGAGGGGCGCGCTGCTGTCGGATTACAGCAAGGCTCGTTTCGTGGCGCTCTGCATGTCTCCTCACCCGGCGTCCTCCCCCGCCGGGCTTTCGTCGGCCAGCCTGTGAGCATGCCGGGCTGGCCGGCATTTTTTTGAACGGAAACGCCGATGGCTAATGAGATGACGCGAGCGGAGTTCTACGCCAGGTATGGCGACGTAGAAGTGATTTTTAGCAACCACCACAAACATGTCTTCACTTACGCAGCGACACTGCCTGACGGCAAACGGCTGTCCGTTTGCTGTTGCGGCGACGGAGACGCAGCCTACCGAAACGAGGTAACGGCTGGTCTCGCTGAGAAGGTTGGAATCCTTGAGCCATACACCGGTTCCGTGTACGAAGACGGCAAAGTCGTAGATCTTTTCTACGACTACTGAAAGATGGCCGGCATTTTTTTGAGGACCGGTTGATGCGAGTTGCCGCGCTTTACGTCGAGACTGGAGGTGCGTACTTCGGTCTTTCAGACGTTGATCCGTGGGACGAAGCACGGGACGCCAGACTGTACGCCGGCCCGCTGCCTGTAGTCGCGCACCCACCTTGCCAGAGGTGGGGTAGGTTCTGGCACGGGAGCACGAGGAAACCACACCAATTTCAACTCGGGGACGATGGTGGGTGTTTCGCCGCAGCTCTTGGCGCAGTCAAACGCTTTGGCGGGGTCCTGGAGCACCCTGCGCACAGCCGCGCTTTTGAGGTATTCGGGTTGCTTAGGCCAAAAATGGTGGCAGGATGGCAGCGCGACATTTTCAACGGAGTGTGGGTCTGCTACGTTGAGCAAGGCCACTACGGGCACGAAAGCCGGAAACCTACATGGCTCGTAGCTTCAAACTGCGACCTCCCGGAACTGACATGGGGCAAGTGTGAACAACGCTTGCCGGATTGGATGGTTGAACGCTACGGGTACGAGAAAGCGCGGCGGATCGGAGTTGTCGCGATGGTTGGCGGAAAAGATAAGACGCGCATCAGAAACGCAACCCCGCCAGCGTTCCGAGACCTGCTGCTGTCGATTGCAAGGAGCGCAGAATGAAGAAGAACAAGATCAGGACGGCGGCAGAGTCTGCTGCTGCTCTGAATGTGGCAGCAGGGCCGGATCTGATGGATCTGATGGCTCTGGCAAGGACCGCATACGACTTGGCACTGGAACTGCATGCGTTCTCGAACGCTTTGCACAAGGCCAAGATTCACCGTCAGTGGACGGCTGCCGACACGGCTGCCGGGATGATTGAAACGATCGTAGAGGAATTGAAAGATGGAGGTTGATTACAACAAGCTAGGCGAGCTGATCGACGGATACGGAGGGATAGCGGCGGATGATCTGCACGCGCCTCCGGAGATGAGTGACGCGCGCGACGATGAGATCGATGTTCGTGATCGCTTCATATACGATTGGGAGAGGAGTGACACGCGCGACGATGAGATTGCGCTGCTGCGTGACGAGAACGAGATCCTGCGTTCTACGATCATCCGCAGCGATGCCGAGAACGTTCAGCTGCGCGAGGCTCTGGCGCATGTTGAGGTGGTTTTGACCATTCTGCGCGGCGCCGTCTGTTACACCGGCGGCGATCAGGATGAGTTGCAAAGCGGGGTGACTGCATGAGCCAGGAAGTGAAGTGCACTTGCAAGAATGATTTTCAGGACCGCGAGTACGGCAAGGGAAATCGCGCCTGCACGCCGGTCAACAAGTCGAAGGACAGCAAGTCAGGCAAGGTGCAGCGCGTTCGCTGCACGGTCTGTCGTGCTGAGCACAGTGCGCCGGAAGGATACGAGCCATGAGCGCGCGGCGATACCTGAGCCAGACAACGGAATTCCGCGCAGCAGTCGAGCGCCGCCGCTCTGATGCCATCCGCCGCACGCCGTGGCCCTGCCGCATCTTCCGTGCCGCGCTCGATGGCTACCTGTCCGAGCTGCGCCACATGCTCGACGATCCGATCTACATCGGGACCGGTAGGTAGGCGATGACAGCTCCTCTCGGCGACAAACGCAAGTCGATCCCGATATCGGTCTCGAAGGATAGGCTGAACGACTTCGATCAGCGAATCGTGGAAATGCGGGCAAGGCAAATGTCGCACGTCCAGATCGGCCTTGAGCTTGGCTACTCAGACCGGATGATTGCCACACGCTGGCGGCGTATCAAGCTGCTGCCGGACACGGTGGATGATGCCGAGGCGGAGCGCATCATGGCGTCGAAGGCCAGGGCGACGGGAGAACTTCCTCGGTCCGAAGCAGAGATGTGCGAGCGCGACAGGAAGATGCTGGAACTGCGCAAGCGCGGAATGCTGATGCGTGACATAGCTGAAGAGGTCGGCTGCACTCGGAAGTACGTCTCTGAGCGGTTGATCAGGCTGCGGGGCGCGCTTGGTGAAACGGTCGTGCCAAAGGCGGCAGGCAAAGACAGATCAACGCGTCATTCAACCGATGTTCCGGGCTTCATCCCGTGCCTACGCTGCAGGGAGAAATTCAGCTCTTGGTCAAGGACGAGGAATCGGATTTGCCGAGACTGCGCCCGGGAGAACTCACGCGTGCACGACGCGCCGGAGGCGAGGGTATGGGCATGAAACGACGGGTTCGCCGTTTCCGCCGCCAGTATTCCCGCCTCACCGCCACACAGCAGTGGGCTTGCGACTGGCGGGCCTACGTGCTGTCGAGGATGCGCCAGACGTGATCATCATTCCAGGATCTTTCTCCTATCAGCTCGACGCACAGGCAGACAACGTGTCTCAGGCGGCGGCGTTGATGCACGCATCGGCGAGCTATCTGCGCAGGGCCGGGCCTGTGATTCGGGCGGCCAGGCGCTGCGTGCTAAATCCGGCGTGGTCTGGGGTGTCGGATGAGGATGTGGCTCTGGAAAAAGCACTTCGTGATGGAGGGTGGTTGTGATTTCTGAGAGCAAGAGCATCAATCCGCTGCAATCTGACTACATGCCTCAAGCCGGAGATATTCTCGGCAGCGGCTTTGGAGCGCGCGCTGAGGTCCATTCAGTCGGAGACGGGGAGGTTTGGTACACCGTCTATCACGGCAGCAAGTTTTTTGATCGGTGCCGCCTCCCTGTCGCAGAGTTCGCCGAGATGGCGCGCCGTGACGCGATGTCTGTTGCTCGCGAGACAAAGGTTGACTGCTGATGGGGACGAGCTATTACCTGCACACAAGACAACCGTGCGAGTGCTGCGGGCGACCATACACTCCCATGCACATTGGCAAGAGCAGCGCGGGGTGGTGCTTCGCCCTGCACGTGATTCCTGAAAATGGGATCAACGACCTGGAAGATTGGCTAGTGTTGTGGTCACAACCTGGGGCACGGATTGAAGACGAGTACGGAGACCCCGTCAGTACCGACATGATGGAGGGCATCATTACCGGAAGAAGCTGGCCACGAACTTTCGATCAAAACGGCCGATGGGCGCAATTGAACGGTTATGCCACAGAACAAGACTTCCACCTGAAGAACCACAGCCAACGCGGGCCGAACGGCCTGCTCAGGAACGCCATCGGGAATGGGTGCGTTAAGCACGGCGAAGGCACGTGGGATTGCATAGATTGTGAGTTCTCGTGAGTCTGTTCAACGCCCATCCTAGAGCGCTTCTAGAATTCCGAGCGCGCACCGATGCCGACCAAGGAAGAGCGCTAGGCCTAATGACATACGGTTACAAGTGCCGGAGATGCGGAGCAGAGATGCGGAAGACTGGTGGGCGCAAGAAACATGCAAGCGGGCAAGGCTGGATTTGTCCTGGGTGTGTGGTGGCGCGATGACGAAACTAGAGTGGATCAGGCAGCGGTACAAGGTGCCGGCGTTTCGCAACGGCATGGTGCTCGTGCAATACGGAGGCCGTGAGCGCGCCGGGACGATCGTCGGCGCCGACACGAACCTCCGGCTTCGCGTGCGACTTGACGGCTTTTCTGCCAATGATGTGATTCTGGTGCATCCTGATGGCGTGAAGTATTTGGCGCGCGAGGTCGTGAGATGACCCGTCGCAAAGCATGGACAGACTACATGGCAACGAGCGCCGTACAGCCTCCGCTTGTGCCTGCTGAGGCCATTCCTGAGCAGCCGAAGCGCCGCAGGCCGGGGACTATCAAGCCGCCACGGCCGCTTGAGAAGGACATCAAGAGGGCGATCTACAACGCCCTGGACGCGCATCCATTGGTACTCGAGGTTGCCGTCGTCGGCGTGTCGTCTGGGCGGATGGTGCGCCCTGATGGCTCGCGGACGGCCTGGCGACGGTGGGGCGAGGCTGGCACGCCGGATATTGTCGGCAGTCTCAAAGAGGGTTCCCCGCCTCGCCGTTTCCGGATTGAGGTCAAGACGCCGGCGAGGCGGAATGCAGTCACGCCGGAGCAACGTGAGCGACTGGACGAGACGGTCGCGGCCGGGGGCCTGGCAGGCGTCGCGTGTTCGGTCGAAGAGGCGGTTGCGATTGTGGAGGGTAGGATATGACCGCCGATGTTCGAATCAACGTCGGACTGCCGACGCACCCAAAGACGAAGAAGCTCATCCGGCGAACAGGGACTGAAGGCGCGTGGCGCCTCGTTTGTCTGTTCGCATGGGTTGCAGGCAACCGGCCTGATGGCAACCTGTCTGGGCTTACAGCGGAAGACGTGGAGCTTTGCGTCGACTGGCCAGGAGCCGATGGGGTATTTGTCGAAGCGCTGCTAGCTGTCGGGTTTTTGGAAGGCGTCGATGGCGCATACCGGATGCACGACTGGCAGGATCACAACCCGTGGGCGGCCGGATCGGATGCGCGATCGGACAAAGCCAAGTGGCTGGCCATGATCAAGCATCACGGCCGAGAAGAGGCGTCACGCATGATGCCTGAGTATGCCGCCAAGCTTTCTGGCAAGTCCGCAGCAGTGCAGCAGCCTGCTACTAGCATGCGCGTAGCAGAAACTAGCATGCTAGATCCTGCTGCGCGCTGTGCACCGTCTCCGTCTCCGTCTCCATTACCGTTACCGTCTACAACACCAACACCTTTGGCTATCCCGGATGTACAGGCGCGACCCGATTCGGCGGCAGCGGCTGTCGCCGCTGATCGTTTCGACGCGACGAGATTTCTCGTCGAGCAAGGGGCAGACCAGCAAACCGCGGCCGATTACCTCGAACTACGCAAAGCGAAGAAGGCGGCATCGACGCGTACGGCACTTCGGGCTGTCGTTGCAGAGGCCGCAAAGGCCGGCATTCCGGTCGGGGTGGCGCTGACAACCTGTTGTGCTCGGGGGTGGGCTGGGTTCAAGGCGGATTGGGTCGAGCAGAAGCCGAGGGATGGCCCGGCAAAAGCTGCAAAGTTCGACCCCGTCGCCCACGTCAACCGCAACCGGATCCGGCAGAGTGAAACTGCAAACATCATCGACATCACCGCTGAACGACTGGCTTGAGCCGCGCCAAGCGCTCGATGGCCTGGCTTTGATCGACCACCTTTTCAATCGGCTCGACGGCCTGTATCCGAACAAGTGGCGGGCGGCATTTGCAAATGACATGGCCATCGCCAACTGGCGCACGGCATGGGCAGAGGGTTTCGCTGATGAGGGCGTCACAACGGACGAGGTCCGGGCAGGGCTCAAGGCGTGCAGGAGAAGGGAATGGCCGCCGTCTTTCGCCGAATTCTTCAAGGATTGCCGGCCGTCTAGCGACTATCAGGTGGCGCTGATGGAGGCTGTCGAGCAGATGGGCAGAAGGGAGTCCGGAACAGACCGATGGAGCCACCCGGCGATCTATTGGGCTGCCGTGAAGATCGGGGGCTATGACCTTTCGCGCAAGACGCTGCGCGAACTGCAACCGGAGTGGAACAGGGCTTTTGGCGACCAACTTGCTCTGGGCCGGTGGCCGGAGATACCGGAGAGGCGTCCGGCGCTTCCTGCTCCCGGGAACACGCATTCGGCTGAGGTTGGCAAGGAAACCATCAAGGACATGCTGCGGAGGCTGAAGGGCGAAGCAGACGATTACGCCAAACGAAAGAGAGATTCCGTAGATGGCGCTTGATTCGCTTTGCGTGGACCTCGACCCGCTTCTTTGGGCCAAAAGGCCGCGGTCGCAAACAGCTCTCGACTTCGTGCGCAAAGGATCTGCGGGTAACACGGATTTACTGGAGATTCTGCAGAAACACATCGCCGATGGGGTCTGCGATGAAAACGGAAAGCTGCTGATGAAATGGGATGGGTTGCGATGGGTTTCTGTTTGTCCGACCTAAACGCCGACCTGCGCGAGCACTACGAGGAGCGCTCGGCAATCATGGAGTTCGACGGCGGGTTGCCGAGAGCAGAGGCCGAAAAACTAGCTTTGCAGGAAGTTTTGAGCAATTCGCCGTCGCTGGCAGCGCAATGGCGCCTACAGGACGCTAGCTATGGCACCAAGGCGCGGCGATCGGCAGGCGGTGGCTAGGTGGGTATAGCCGGAGAGGCGATCGTTGCTCATACGGCGATTGTGGAGGTTTTGTGATGTGCGGTAGATCGCCTTGCAATAAACAAGACTGCACATGGAGCGAGGCACACCGCGCCAGGTGCGAGGCTCAAGCAGTCGCGGCATGGGAGAGAGAAAAACGGCTGAAGTACTATGAAGATGTCAAATCAAGGCGCGGAGATAATGCTGCGCGCGGACTTGTTAATGATGTCAACTCTATAAGGAGAGAATCACGTGCTGAGTCCAATTGAGATTCTGGATCTTGGAATCGTGTTGGCTTTCTGCGTGACAGTGCTGTATCTGGCGTCGAGCGGGAAATGAAAAAGCCGCCAGGAGGCGGCTTTGGTTATTCGGTTTCAGCGTCGATCTTCGCTCTAGCCCATTCTCCACCGCCAAGACGTTTGAGTTTCGCGCGTTGGCTCACGGTCATGCGCAGGGACACCGTGACAGTTTCTTCTCCATGCTTGATCGGCTTGCGGCCTTGACCCCTTCCGGGGCCGCCGCGCTTGGTTTGGGTCATGAAAAGTCTCCTTGTGCGCCTGTCATCCTTTGCGCCACATAGTTCGGCCGGTGGTCTGGGCTGCAGTCCGCGCTGTCGAGGACGATGGCGCGGATCTTGTCGAAGGTCTCGATGTCGCCAGGTTGTTCAGGACGAGACAACATCAAGAACAGGCGACCGATGGCCAGTTGGACTTCTGGCGGAGTTGTTTGATCTGTCTTTGTTTCAGTGTTCATGACGCAACCTTTGCAATGTAATCTGCAGTTGATTTTTGCGCCGCCTTGATGGTGGAAAAGTGGCGCCCCTTGTATCCGTGAATCACGTTTTCTTCGCCGTTGCGGTCGATGCGAACGACTAGAGCGTAAAAGCTGCCGTCTGCGTTCTTGGTGATGTGTGGTTGGTAGTTGCTCATCTCGTTCTCCTGTTTGGTTAGCCCCTTTCGGGGCCTGGTTGTCCTAAATGACTTCGGCGACGAGAAGCCCGAGCGTTTTTGCAGCTCCACGCAAAGCTGCTTCTTTGCTTTTGTAGTCGATCTTTCTGCCGACCCTGCCAGCGTTGGAGTACCAACGCCACCCGCGTGGTGTTGATGTTGCTGACACCACTGTGGTGCCTGCAACTTCAAGCGTGGCAGACGACAGGTGAAGTGTGCAGTTCATGTGCGTTCCAATTCGTCAGTTGGTCGGCCCATTGCGGCCTGGTTTGGCTACTCGACGTTCCACTGAACCCACTGTGAGACGACCGGATCGCCGTAGCGGTCGGTGTAGCTGTCGATGCCGGAGTCGTCAAACAGATGCAGCCCGGACGCTTCAATGATGGCGTTTCCGCCCCATTCGTTCCACGGCTCGTCGCCGTACATCTCCGGGCCTTCTGACACATCGCATGTCCAGACGAGTTGAACATAGTCGTCACCGAAATTCACAGACCACTCGCCAGGAAAATCAGCGCTTGAGAAGTGCGCTTCAATGGCGGTTTCGATGGCTTTCACGAGATCGGTCTTGGTCATGGTCTTCTCCTGTTTGGTTGGTCGGCACCGCGCCTTCCATGACTTGTATTGTAGTGCGTTATCAAAGAATGTCAACAGGTTTTTGCAATCTTTGTTGCTATCGAGATGGATGCTTGTGATAGCATCGCGCTATGGCTGACAAGCGATTGATAGCTGAAAAGGCGGCGCTCAAGGAGAAGTTCTTGGGCTGCCTGGCGGACACTTGCCACGTTGGCCAGTCGTGCGAGCACGTCGGTCTGTCGCGCCAGACGATGTACCTTTGGCGCGAGGACGACCCGCAGTTCGCCGCCGACTGGAAGCGTGCGCTCACTCGCGGCGCCGAAGTGCTCGAGGATGAAGCGATCCGGCGCGGGCAGATGGGATACGATGTCACGATCTACCAGGCTGGAAAGGTCGTCGGCGTCGAGCGAAAATTCTCAGACACGCTCCTGATCTTCATGCTTAAAGGCGCTCTGCCTGAGAAATACGCCGACCGTCTCAAACAGGACTTGACCGGCAAGATGCAGATCAGCGACATGGCAGACGAAGACCTTAACAGCCGGATCGCTCGCCTGGCTGGGCCGCCAGCGGCGTGATAGACGCTGCTGCACTATCCACTCTGCCTCGCGCGCATCGCGAGGAGCTTCTAAGCCTGTTGATCGAGCGCGAGCGCCGTGTCCTCGGCCGCAAGTGGCTGACGTACTATCCAGACGACGGCCCGCTGCGGCGCGAACTGTATCCTAAGCACCTAGCATTTTTCGCTGCCGGCAGGAAGTACCAGCAACGGATGTTCATGGCCGCGAACCGTGTCGGAAAAACAGAGGGCGTCGGAGCATACGAGGTCGCGCTGCACCTGACTGGCGACTATCCGAAGTGGTGGAAAGGGCGCAAGTTCGCGAAGCCAACGAAGGGATGGGCAGCCGGCGACACGCGCCAGACCGTGCGCGACATCCTGACAGAAAAACTGCTCGGGCCAAAGGATATGCGCGGCACTGGCCTGATACCAGTCGACAGCCTGCTGCGGATCGTGCCGCAGCCTGGCGTTCCTGATGGCGTCGAGGCTGTCTTTGTGCAGCACAAGTCTGGCGGAGTCTCTCGGCTCGGCTTCAAGTCATACGATCAAGGCCGTTTATCGTTCCAAGGAACAGAGCAGGACTTTATCTGGCTCGACGAGGAGCCGCCCGCTGATGTGTATGAGGAGTGCCTGACTCGGACTGCGACGACCAAAGGCCTGATGATCCTGACCTTCACCCCACTGTCGGGACTCAGCGACGTGGTGATGTCATTTTTGCCTGGCGGCGATATTCGCGACTGCACTGACGAGGCGTCAAGCAGATTCGTCATCATGGCTACATGGGATGATGTTCCGCACCTGGATGAGCGCGTCAAAGAGATGCTGTTCGCCAGTTATATGCCATTCCAGCGTGACGCGCGCACCAAGGGCATTCCGGCGCTCGGTAGCGGGGCAATCTACCCTGTGCCTGAGTCTGACATCATCGTCCCGGATTTCGCCCTGCCTGAGCACTTCCCACGCGCTTACGGTATGGACGTTGGATGGAATCGCACCGCGGCGATATGGGGCGCCATCGACAAATCGACGCAGACGACGTACCTGTACTCTCAGCACTATCGCGGCGAGGCCGAGCCTGTCGTGCACGCCGAATCGATCAAGCGCCGCGGAGACTGGATTCCTGGCGCAATCGACCCAGCTAGTAGAGGACGGATGCAGGATGACGGGCTGAAGTTGCTCGAGATGTACCGAGAATTTGGCCTGCTTCTCGAACTTGCGGATAATGCCGTCGAGGCGGGAATCTATGATGTCTGGTCGCTGCTGTCTGCTGGTCGCATCAAAGTCTTCGCAAGCTGCCAGGACTGGATCAACGAGTACCGCATCTATCGGCGCGACGACAAGGGCCGCGTGGTCAAGAAAAACGATCACCTGATGGATGCGTCGCGATACCTCGTGCGCACCGGCCGTGACATTGCCGCGCTGAAGCCAAGCGAAAAGCGCGACGATGATGAGCAGTACAACATGGGATATGGCGGATGGATGGGGTAACGTACAGACATGGCGCAGCAAGCTGCCGCATTGGTCGCAGCGAAGCGCTGCCTGTCTCGATGCGAGACAAGGTGCTCGAGATAAGCCACGTGCAATGTGATGCATCGCGGCGGCGAGAAGGAATCGCGTCGAGACTGATGCGATCGGTTTGTGTGCACGCAGACAACATCGGTCAGGCCGTCATGCTGTCGGTAGTCCCGGGCGACGATTCGCCGCTAGATGCAACCAAGTTGCAAGAGTGGTATTCTTCATTCGGATTCGGTATTTTGCAGCAGGCAACGGACACGACCCCGGCAATAATGGTGAGACTACCAGCAGAGAAGGCGGCGGCATGAAGAAGGAAAAATCAGACATTCTCGAACAGGCGAACAAGCGCTACGACGCTTGCGTCTCAGCCGACAACGAGAACTTCACCAATACGCGCGCCGACCTCAAATTTCTTAACGGAGAGCACTGGCCAGAAGACGCGAAGAAGCTACGCAAGGCAGAACGGCGCCCGTGTCTGACGATCAACAAGCTGCCGGCGTTCGTGCGGCAGATCACCAACGACCAGCGGCAGAACAGGCCGTCGATTCACGTCCATCCTGTCGATGAAGAGTCTGATCGTGACGTTGCCAACATTCTCGAGGGCATGATTCGCCATATCGAGTACGACAGCGACGCAGCCACGTGTTATGACACAGCGGTACATCTCGCGACGGCTGCCGGGCGCGGCTTCTTCAGGCTGATCACCGATTACGAGTCGCCGGATTCATTCGATCAGGTTATCAAGTTCGACCGCATCCGCAATGCATGTTCGGTCCATATCGACCCGGCGTCGAAATGCCCTGCAGGATCGGACGCGCAATTCTGTTTAGTGGATTCAACAGAGTCCGTGTCATCGATTGCTGCGCAATATCCAGAATCGAGCTATGCGACTGCGGATGGAGACGACGACAAGGATCTGCTGATCACTGAATACTACTGCGTCCATGAAACGCCTGACGAGCTTCTGCTGCTGTCGAATGGCGAGACTGGTCTTCGGTCTGATCTGATCGAGATGCCTCCAGGAGTAACAGTGCTGAAGTCCCGCAAGACCGCGCGCAAGGAGATCAAGTGGTACAAACTGGCTGGCCAAGGATACGTTGATTCCGGCGTGTCTCGCACTCGCACGCGGCAGCAGAAACTGTCGGAAGTGCTGGAAGAAACGACGCTCCCGTTCGACTGGATTCCTGTCTTCCAGGTCATCGGGAATGAACTGGACATCGACGGCGAAGTGACCTACTCCGGCATCGTGCGCGACGCGAAGGATTCGTCGCTGATGTATGACTATTGGATGACCTCGGCAACTGAAGAAGTCAGTATGCGCCCGAAAACCCCGTACATCGGAGCGGAGGGTGCGTTCGCGGGCCACGAGGAAGAATGGCGCCAGGCCAACGTCAGGACGTTCTCATACCTCGAATACAAGCCGAAGACCGTCAATGGCACTCTCGCTCCGCAGCCGTCCCGGCAACCAATGGCAGATGTGCCGTCAGGTGTGCTCCAGATGGCGATGCATGCGTCGGACGAGATCAAGCAGACGACAGGCGTCTATGATGCCTCGCTTGGAGCCCGGGGTAATGAGACAAGCGGTAAGGCGATCCAATCACGCAAGCGCCAAGGCGACCTGTCGAACTTCCACTACACGGACAACCTGAACAAGACGCTGATCCATGCCGGCCGGGTGCTGATTTCAGGCATTCGTCGAGTGTATTCAGGCCCTCGCATGGTGCGCACGATCAGCAAAGACGAGAAGCCAGGATTCGAGAAGATCAACCAACCGCAGCGTGAGTTGATCGAGCAAGACACGGGCGAAATCGCAGTTGCCGAGAAAATTATCAACGACGTCACGGTCGGCAAATACGATGTCATCGTGAAGGCAGGCCCGTCGTACTCGACACTGCGCGAAGAATCGCTTGACGCAATGATCGAGGTCGGCCAGTCGTGGCCTAAGCTGATGGATGTCGCCGGAGACAAGGTTATCGAGGCGATGGACTGGCCAGACGCAGAGCAGATCGCCGGCCGAATCAAACGCACGATGCCGGCTGCCCTGGTTGCCGACGACGACAGCGCGGATGCGCAACTGCCGGAGCAAACCAAGCAGCTCATTCAGCAAGCGGGCGACAAGATCGAGGAGTTGCAGCATGCATTGCAGCAGGCGCTTGCTGAACTGGAGAAGGCGCAGTCCGGCGCCGCACTCGAACTGGAAAAAGAGCGCATCAGGGCAGAAAACCGGCTTGATGTCGAGGAAGTGAAAGGATGGATTCAATCGCAACTGCAGTCGATTCGCGCACCGCTGATCGCTGCCGAAGCGCAGCAGGCAATCCGCAAGGACGATACCGCGCGGCAGGTCGGCCAGCCTGTCGATAACGCGCTGAATGGCACTCTGGAGTAACAAACACCATGAGCGAAGAAGTTGCATCAGAAGTAGTCGAGGCATCCCCTCCAGTCGCAGAACCGGTCGTCGAGCAATCGGCAGAAACGGAACAGCACGGCGAAGAAGCGCAGCAGGCCGAAACGCCACAAGCCAAAGAGCGGCGATCCGCTCAAGGTCGCATCAATGAGCTGACTCGACAACGGCACGAGGCAGAGCGCGAGGCGGCGTATTGGCGCGGCCTGGCAGAAGCCAGAACCAACGAACATACGGCCAATGAGCCGCAACAGGAATCGGCGAAGAAGCCGGCCGCTTCGGATTTCTCTGACTACGACGCCTATGTCGAGGCGCTGGCCGAGTGGAAGGCAGAGCAGAAAGTGACGGAAGCGCTCGATCGCCGCCAGCAATCGTCTGAGCAGGCGAAGAAGTCTGCAGAAGCGCGCGAAGTCGCGAAGGCATGGACAGAACGGCAGAATGCCGCTCGCAGTGTGTTTTCCGATTATGATGCGGTCGTCGGCGCTGCAGATGTCACCATCACCGCAGCGATTTCTGATATTCTGCTCACATCGGACAAAGGGCCAGAAGTCGCGTATTATCTGGCCAAAAATCCATCGGTTGTCGAAAGGCTCAATTCCTTGTCGCCAACTGCTGCTGCCCGTGAAATCGGACGCCTGGAGGCGGCGCTTGAAAAGCCCTCCGTGAAGCACGTTGTAGACGCTCCAGCACCAGCCAGTATCACTCGTTCGCCGCGGACTCAATCATCCGACCTGGCGCAGATGGACCACGAGGCATACCGCGCCGCTCGGGCAAAACAAGGCGCCACATGGGCGCGTCGATAATAAATTCATGAGGTACGGCCACAATGGCAAACTCGCTTATTACCTGCTCCATCGTCGCGAAGGAATCCCTCGCGGTGCTGGAGAACCAACTGACTTTCAGCTCGATGGTCAATCGCGACTTCGAGGCGGAATTCAGTGGGAACATGGGCCGCGGCTATGCGCCGGGCAATACGATCAACATCAAGCGCCCGCCGCGCTACACCTACCGCACCGGCCGCGTTGCCGCGCCGCAGGCGACCACGGAAAGCACGGTCCCGCTCGTTCTGAGCCAGGGCGGCACAGACCTGAACTTCACCAGCGTCGAGCGCACGCTGTCACTGACGAAGCTCGAGGACAAGCTGACGGCGGCAATGGCGCCGATCGCCAACGAGATTGACCGGCAGGGACTTGCTCTAGCCCATTTCTCGACCTTCAACGCTCTGAACCCGACTGGCGCACTGCCGACGACGCAAATCGATGCGGTCGGAGCCGTCACCGCCTGCAACCGCCGCCTGGACGAGATGGGCGCCGCGCGCGACAAGCGCCGTGCATTCGTGATGGGCCCTGGCCTCAACGCTGCTACTGTCGCCGGCTTCTCGGGCCTGTTCAACGCGCAGGGGACCGTCAGCAAGCAGTTTGGAAGCGGCCTGATGGTTGATTCTCTCGGCGTCGCGTATGGCATGGATCAGAACGTCGATACGCACACCAACGGCACGCAGAACGTCGCCGGCACCAACATCAGCGGCGCCGGGCAGACTGGATCGGCAATCACCGTCGTCGGCCTTGGCGGCACGATCACGCGCGGAACGATCGTGACCCTGCCGGGCGTCTTCGCTGTGAATCCTCAGTCGCGGCAGAGCACCGGAGTCCTCGCGCAGTTCGTCGTCACCGCAGACCTCGCGGCCGGCGCCACGTCGCTCCCGATTTCGCCTGCTCTCGTCACGTCCGGTCCGTTCCAGAACGTCACCGCGTCGCCGACGAACACCACGCCATTCCTGATCGTCGGCGCTGCCAGCACAGCCTACCAGTGCAACGTCGCATACCACCGCGACGCCTTCACGCTGGCAATGGTGCCGATGTGGGCGCCGCCTGGCGGGAAGGGCGTCATCGACGTGGCGCAGGAGACCTACAACGGTTTCACGATCAAGGTCACGGAGTTCTACGACGGTGTGAACGACAACTCGATCATGAGGCTTGACGTGCTTTACGGGTGGGCGGCGACCTATCCCGAGCTGTCCGTCAAGTACTACTCGGTCTAAGGAGACGACATCATGGCTGTTACTCTCATCCGCCCGTACTCCACTTTCGCCAGCGGCGCCGTCTTCATCGGCCCGGACGATACCGAAGCCGCCCTGATCGCTCAGGGCTACGCCGTTGCCGCAACCGGGCAGCCCGCCCAATCGTTCCCCTCGCGAGCGGCCGGGCTGTCGGCTCGCGGCACCTTCGGCGGCAACGTCGGCGAGGTCGCCACCGGAGGCAGTTCTGCTCCGACGACCGTACAGGGCCCGCGCACTCTGCCGAACGTCCCGATTCTGGCGTTTGCCTCGCTCGGAACCTCGGCGGTGCACGTCGCCGGCACGTGGTACCGGTCGGAAATCTTCGTTCCGCACGTGGCGCAATGGACCGGGATCGGTGTGCTCAACGGCGCGACGGTCGGCACCGACAACCTGATGGTGGCTTTGTACGACACCAGCGGAACGTTGATCACCAACAGCGCCGTTGCTGGTGCCCTGTCTGCTGGTGCCAATGCGTTCCAGAACATCGCTCTGTTGCAACAGCCGATCCTGCAGCCTGGCCGGTATTTCGTGGCTGTCCAGTGCAACGGGACGACGGCGACGACTCGGCGGCAGGCTGCGGCGAACGGCAGCAACACGATGACGCAGAGCGCTACCGGCACATTCGGAACGGTCCCGGCATCCTTCACGCCGCCGACGACATTCACCGCCGACGTGGGTCCGATCGCATGGCTGTACCAGTAACCTGATCAGGGCGGGCTGATAACCCGCCCTGCTAGGAGAAGCAATGGCTTCAGTGCAAGTACGCATTCTGCAGAGTGGCAGGACGGATGCTTATGGTCTGCCGCTCGTTCCTGGGTCAGTCGCGACGGTTGATCGCGATTACGCTGTCAGTCTTACCTCTACAGGATTCGCTTCATGGATGAATCCTGCAGACGCATTTGACGGCGAGACAAATATCCGCAAGCCGAGCGAGGCATACACACTCTACCAATCCGGCTTGCCTTGGTGGATTCCTCCTGGAGATGGCGGAAGTAATGGTTTGAGTTTCACCGGCACTCGTGGAGTTTTCACGCTGAGTGCAGAAGCCCCAATGGCGAGCGTTTTCAACGTTTTGGCTTCTGGTGGTTACTGCTACCTACCTGCTGGATCAGGTGGACTTGCTACTGGCGGCTGGTACTGGTGCAAGATGACAGACGGCACCAACGGGGAAGTGTTCGCAGAAACCTATTCTGGAACCGGGGGACCCGCGTTTGTGTCGTCGCCAACCGCTATGCCGGATCTGTCTGCTGGAAGGATTACGCAGGTAATTACGGAAATTCTCGGCCCATCTTTCATTATGCCGGGCGGTAGTCTTGGGCCAAACGGAGTTTCAACGTATACGGTGAAATGGTTCACCTCCAGTACAGGCGGCAGCAAAGCGGTTCGATTGCGCGCAGGAGGCTCTGTAAACTGGTGGGGCGCCGCGACGACAAACAGCTTCAATGTGCAACTGGTACAGGCAACAAAGGGAAATCTTGGAGTAACCAACCGGCAAATTGGCAACCGTGGTACTACGGCGAATGGCTGGGACTGTGGTCCGAGTGGAACAACCTACGCGTCCGATGTGACAACTGTCGACACATCGGTAGACGTGACGATGACAGCCGCAGCACAAATCCCCGCAAATACGGATTCAATCATCATGATTCCACTCTTGTTTGAAGTGAAATACGGAGCCTGATGCCATGCCTATTATCAAATTCCCGAATACGGCTGCTGGCAAAGCACAAGCCGAAGCGCTCCCCGATCCGAAGTACATCACCTACGGAGCGCGCATCACGGTATTCACCGGGGCTGATGTTCCGCCAGCAGAAGCGGTAGTAGATCCTGCGTCAATCGTTCTGACGACAAGGCAACTGATCCAAGGCGCTGATGCGATTGCCCGTGCCCACGCCATCGCCATTGAAGCCTACATTCGCGGCATAGTCGGCGTCGATGCAAAAGACCCTGCAGACCAGATTCCGGCGACCGGCAACTACTCGCAGATCAAGTTCTGGCGCTGGAACAATCAGACGATCCGGCGCTCCGATGCGAGCGTAAATGCGCTGCGAGCGGCAATCGGAGTCACTTCGGCGGTAATGGATCAAATCTTCGTCGCCGGCAGCGGGCTTGATCCATAATGGCAATCACAGCCCTGCAACTGATCACCAACTCAATGCGCCTGCTCGGCGCCGTCGCATCTGGGGAGACTCCGACTGCCGATGAGCAGACCGACGCGCTGCAGGTGCTCAACGACATGCTTGACGCCTGCAACACGGATCAGTTGGCGATCTACACCAATTATGACGTGACGTTCAACACGGTTGCGGCGCAGCAGAGCTACACGATTGGACCGGCAGCCGCAGACATCACGGCGACTCGCCCTGTCGGCATCGAGTACGCCTATTCGATTGATGGCGGCCTGACGTATCCGATCATGATTGCCAACGTGCAGCAGTGGGCCGACGTGCTGCAGAAGACCTACACCGAAGCAACGCCGCGCGCGATCTACTACGAGGCTGCGTATCCTCTCGGCACCATCAAGGTCTGGCCGGTTCCATCTGACATCACGCCGATCACGTTGAGCGTCAATTCGCAGTTCTCGGCGCTTGCGACGACAGCGGCGTCGATCGCGTATCCTCCTGGCTACGGTAAGTGGCTTCGCTATCAGCTTGCCGTCGAGCTTGGCCCGGAGTTCAAGGTGTCCGTGTCTGACGACATCCGGCGGATCGCTGCCGACACGCTGGCAGACATCAAGGGGATCAACAGGCAGCAACCGGTATCGGTGTTTGACCCTGCGCTGACTCAATACGCAGGCAACGGACTGTCGGCCTTCCTGGCCGGGTACTGACCATGCGATTGCCTGCCGGTGGCGACCTGAAGACCAGAAAGGGAAGCGTCACCGTCGATTCCCGTCTGATAAACGGGATCAACGAGGCAACTGGCGAGTCATTCGGAGTCATCAAGCGCACAGGCGGAACGTCACTCGGTGTCGTCGCTGCTGCGGAAAGCCAAGTCGCTGTCGGCGTCAAGAATGCCGTTCTGGTTGTCGCCGATGACGACCTCTACACGGCAGCGGTGAATCCGTTCTCCGTTCCTGCTCCTGACGCTCTGTCGCCGCTGTACGCCGGGCTTGAGTTCTCCGCAGCGCGAGCAGGATACGACCTGGGTAGCGCGATCGGCGGGAAAGTCATGATCAAGTCTGCAAAAGAAGCCTGGGTCGTCACATGAGGATTCCTGCCGCGCCGCCGCTCATTGCCCGGGCGTCCGATGTGACGGCAGATGCACGGGCGTTCAATGGAGTGATCGAGGCTGGCGACGTTGTGAAACGTCCGGGGGTTGCGACGACCAATTACAACTACGCGAACCATCAGGGCGCGATCGGCATGCAGGGGTTTCTGATCACTGTTTATGACGATACGCTGGACGTGTTTGATTACGTCCCGATGCCGCCGCCTGTCTATATCGGTGATCTGGTTGGCGGGTACTACGCGATGGTTGATAATCCGTCGACGTCTCCAGGTGTGGGCGACCCATATTGGTCTGCTACTCCACCTGGTGCTGATCGATTCCGCTGCGTCTGGAATTGCTTCGGTGCCGGTGGTGGCGGTGGAAGTGTGATCGCTCTGTCGCCAACGACACCGAATTACATGATTGGCGATATTGCCGCTTCTTCTGACGCAGCGGCGAAGGTTTGGGTAGAAAATTCAGTCGGGGCGAACCTTGCTGGAATTGCTGCTCTCGACGACACAAGTTCATATTCTCCTGATGTTGTCGCGTCGAGCTATCTATTCAACTCCCCGACATCGTATTCCATCGTTTCTACCTCATACGTTGAGATGAGCGTTGCAGGGAAAAACGCATTCCTGTCACCTGTTTATCCTGGAGGGTGGCCATCTGGAGTAGATTGGACTTCGCCGACAACGTTTAACAAGCGAGTTGGATTGTTGCGCAAAAGACGCACGACATCTAGTTTCACTCTTACGTCGTCCGGAACAACCGCCACGCTGACGACCAGTTCTTTTCTGGAGCCGTACCAGTTGATCGAAATATCAGGCTGCAATGAGCCGGAGTACAACGGGACTTTCTACGCTGTGCGGCAGCTTGATTCAACGTATCCATGGCTGTCTGCAAATGAATGGAAGTTCACTCTTTCAGGAACTCCCGCAGCATCTCCTGCTACGGGAACAAAGTCGATGACATACTACGGGGCGCTGTAGCAGATGCCGACATACGCCTTGTCCGTGACAGTCGCCGGCCAGCCGTTCGACATGATGCAGTTTGTCGCAGAGCAATCCCTGTATGGTGTTTTCTTCAAATCAGCCTATGATGCTTTCTCGCTGGAGGGAAACGTGCTAACCAAAGTGACAGACGCAGATTATCCTGGGTGGAGCCAGCATACGCCGACGAGCATTACCAGATCCGGATCAACGGCAACGGTGACGATGCCTTCTGCGACAAACTGGCAGACCGGAAACAGCGTTACGGTGGCTGGGGCAGCGCAAACTGAGTACAACGGCACGGTTGCCATAACCGTCACGGACTCTACGCATTTCACCTATCAAGTAACCGGAACTCCAGCTACTCCAGCCACAGGGACGATAACAATCACAGGCGGCCGCACGACTGTTCCTGGGATTGTCTATCTCGACGGGTACTTCTTCGTGATGGACGAGAACGCTGTGGTCTACAACAGCGGCTTGAATGACCCGTTGACATGGGGGGCATTGGACTTCATCACGGCGG